GCACGGTAGTCGTCGATGGGCTTTGGGGGCAATACAGCACGGTCGAATCTGACCAGGATTGATGTTTTATGACATCACAGACACGAACGTAGTCGATTGAAACCCCGCCCCGAACGCGATAGCGGGTTTCGCCTCCCGCCGGGGCTTTCTCTGCAATGGTGCGGAGATTATCAAAGGAATGTATCATGAGTGAAACGGCAATGAAGATACGTAACAGAATCCACAAGGCTCTTAGAGCACACGACAGCAGAACTAAACGCCCGATACATCGGAACAGAATCCACAAGGCTCTTAGAGCACACGGCAAATCACGATAGTAGGTCACAAGAAGGCAAAGAGAATGCCGACCTCTTACTACGATTGAACACACTTACAAGAACAAAGGAAAACATCATGAAACGACCGCGAGTAACAAAGGCTCATGCATGGGGTTTGCTTGAGGCAGCAGCAAACTACCTGCATGGACGAACGGAGTTAGACATGTGGGACGCTATCCAAGACTGTGCCGGCCCCTATGCAGCAATTGACGGCGTGGATGCAGAAGTGCTGGCGGACATGGCAATGAATCTTCACGAAAGGAAAGAACCATGAATACCAACCGCAACAACGCGAAGACCACTATGATCCTGATGCTGCGTGCCTTCCAGATCGCCGAGAGCCACATCCAGGACGGCGAACACCGCGAGAAGTACGAGAAGATGCTCAAGGCCCAAGGCATTGACGACATTGACACGCTCACCGGCGACTTCATCGAGCTGATGGCCGCCGCACGCTAAACCACGAAAGGACCACACCATGGCCACGGAACAAACTGCAATAGAATTGTACAATGAACGAATCGAGAACATCGCCCGCGTGATGGACTGGATCAATCTCGAACTCGACAATCACAAGACCGACGCGAAGGCGAACCCGAAGGACTGGGGCTACGCAGGCGACCTCGGGCTCGTCCTCGAACGATTGGTTCAGGCCCTCGCGTTCATATCGAACCGCGAATCCGAAGATATCGAAAAGTTAATCAGCGAATGTCGCTGAGCGTTTCCCATTCACTCTCAAAGGAAAGACAAATGAACGCAACCCAGCTTAAAGACACCTTGACGAAAGCCTTCAAAGCAAGACTGCCTGTCCTTATTAAAGGAGCACCAGGCATAGGTAAAACTGACATAATCACACAAGCAGCAGAGGCAGCGGAAATGGATCTACATATCTTCCATCCCGTTGTGTCTGACCCAACAGACTTCAAAGGGCTGCCTGCAATCGTGAATGACAAAGCAGAGTTCCTGCCCTACGGGGACTTGAGGCTGTTGCTCACTGCGAAACGCCCGACAGTTGCCTTCTTGGATGACTTGGGACAGGCCCCGCCTGTTGTACAAGCATCTGTGATGCAGCTCCTGCTGGCACGCAAAATCAACGGTCATGCAGTGAGCAAGCATGTGGTGTTTGCGGCGGCGACAAATCGCAGAGAAGATAAAGCGGGTGTCACGAGCATCCTCGAGCCCGTCAAGTCTCGATTCGCTTCAATTGTCGAATTGACAGTGGACGTGGACGAGTGGTGCAAGTGGGCAATTACTAATGACATGCCACCAGAACTTATCGCCTTCGTCCGCTTTCGTCCCGCTCTAATGACAAGCCCCACCGCTGCAACTAATGATATTGTCAACCGTGCCTGTCCCCGCACAGTAGCAAACGTAGGCAAACTGTTGAAGGCAGGACTCGACAATGCAGAGGTGCTGGCAGGGGCTGTCGGCGAAGGCTTCGCGGCAGAGTTCATTGGCTTCATGCGTATATGGCAAACGTTGCCCAACATAGACGCCATCTTACTCTCCCCTGAGTCTGCAAAAGTACCGACAGAGGTCGCCGCGTTGTACGCAATTGCAACAGTGCTGGCAGAAAAGACAACAGTGGACAACGCACCGCGAGTTATGCGATACGCGAACAGAATGCCCAAAGAGTTCGCCACGCTCTGCATACGTGATGCGCTGGGGCGATGCCCTGAGGCAGCAAACAACAAAGATTTTATTCGGTGGGCTACTGAGAATCAGGACGTCCTGAACTAATGATACACAACAACAACGAACACAACACACAAGGAGAATGATAATGACAGATTTACGTGAAAAGGCAATGCTGGTCGATCTTTCTTGCTCGTTTTGGACTGGACGCAAGAGGGACAAGAATGTTACTGAGGAAACGCAACAGGCAAAGAAGGCAGAGAAGGGCACAGGCAGCTGGTGGACGTATGCTGTGCCGCGTGAGGAATTGAAGGACATCTTCTCTGCTATCAACTACGCACGGTCAGAACTGCAGGCTATCACATTGCCGTGGAAGGACGACGGCACGAGAATCTTGCCAGCATCACTGTACCTCAAAATGTCTTAAAAGATGCGAAAGCACCACATCATATTCACAAGGGCAGTGGATGCTTTTCTCGAACGATATCCTGAGTTGATACGCGAAGCAAAAGACAGGCTGGGTGATTTATTTGATCCTGATGCCTTCCCCAGCCCTTCGATTGTGCGTAGCAAGTTCGGCTGGCGTCTTGATGTCCTCCCTATGCCCGACAGCCGGGACTTTCGTGTTGACATTGGCACGGATGAGGCAAAGACAATTAAGGACAGCGTAGAGCGAAACATCCGAGCAACAATGCAGAAGGCTGTTGGCGATGTTTGGAGTAGGCTGTTCAAGGTTGTGAATCACATGGCAGAACGTCTAGGCGACCCTGACGCCATCATCCGAGACTCGCTGGTGGGGAAGGTCGTGGAAGTCTGTGAAATATTACCAGACCTCAATCTGACAGGCGACAAAGACCTTGAAAAGATGCGCCGGCAGTGCATTCGCAAACTGACAAAGCTTGTGCCGAATGAACTTCGGACGAACCCTGACGAGCGACAGCAAGCAGCAGAAAAGGCAAAAGAGATAACAAACGCCATGAAGGAATTCATGGGCATAGAGGAGTGAGCATGGACAAGATACAGAAAGCAAAAACGTTGTTAATACTAGACCATCCGTTTTTCGGGACGCTCGTGTCTCGTCTCCCCTTGGTTGAGGACAAGAGTGTCCAGACAGCAGCAACAAACGGACTTGATATACGATACAACCCCGATTGGCTGCTGGCTCTGACAGTGCCTGAGATAATGGGCGTCCTTGCCCATGAGGTGATGCACATAGCGAACGGTCACACATGGCGAAGGGACGAGCGAGACATGAGACAATGGAACGTTGCTTGTGACTACGCGATTAACCCCTTGCTCGTGGCAAACAGCTTGACGTTGCCAAAGGGTGCTCTGCTGGATGCACGATTCAAGGACATGGCAGCGGAGCAGATTTTCAACAAGCTGCCATCGCAGGCTCAAGCATCGCCTCAGACAGCCCCAAGCAGCGGCGACAAGTCAAGCAGTGCCGGGGACTCAGCATCGCCAGCACAGGCAACGCAGGGCGATTCTACGGCAAATCAGAACGATCCTGGGTGCTGCGGAGGCGTGACAGATACGCCGGTTGGCGAACAACCCGCCAACAAAACAGAGTGGAAAACGGCTGTCGCTGAGGCTGCAATGGCTGCAAAACGAGCAGGAACGTTGTCAGGAGACCTGAAACGCTTTGTTGACAGCGTATTACAGCCAAAAGTGCCCTGGCAGGTGCTGTTACGAGACTTTGTGGAGCTTGCCGCACGGAATGACTACAATTGGGTGCGTCCAAATGCTCGTTACATGCAGCGCGGCTTTGTGCTACCAAGCCTACTCTCTGAATCATTGCCCGAGGTTGTCATTGCCTGCGATACGTCAGGCAGCATCACGAGCAACATCCTTCAACAGTTCGCGGCAGAGGTGTCGGCGATCCTGGAGCAATACGATACTACCATCACAATCTTGTATTGTGATACCTCCATCAAAGAGGTGCAGACAGTGACACGAGAAGACCTGCCGCTCACACTAAACGCGAAAGGAGGAGGCGGTACTCTGTTTGATGCTCCTTTCGATTGGGTCGAAAAGAATGGGCAACACCCTGCATGTCTTATCTACTTGACCGACGGCATGGGTGCTTGTACATGCGAACAACCAGACTACCCTGTTATATGGGCTATGACGAGCAGCAGATATAGAAGGCCGCCCTTTGGCGAGGTAGTTTCATTTTGAGAAAAGGAAAAGACATGATCTGGCTAGCAGTAATTCTTATCACTGTGACCCCCATCGCCATCCTCATACTAAGGAGGGTGGCAAGGGCGGTCAGGATTCTCAGGGAACAAGCAGCATATGCGGACGAGCGTTGTCCCGTATGCAATGGACGCATCATTGTCCACGAGTATGAGGAAGGAGGTTGTGAGGATTGCTCGTGGACTACTTATGACACTCACAAGATGCAGGATGCATAAACGGTGTTGGATCGTAAAACTCGTATCGGATGATTTATATTACTCGATAACACAAAGGAAGCCAAAATGGACGACAAGCAAGGAAGCAGCAAAACAGTTTTCAACAAGGCAAAAAGCAGAAGGTGTGGTGCGAATACTAAAACGGTTCAGGATACAAGCACAGGTACAACAAAAGCAGAAAAACAAGCCATCTACTACTCAGGATTGCACATAGCAAAGCATCTGGCTAAACGATTCGCGGCACACTACAAATTGCCGTTTCATGAGGTGCTGGATGAGGCTATGAGCATCCTGGGTAGTAAGGCGGCGGACTGGGACAGTCACTTTAAGCCCGGCAAGAGTCTGCCCACTTCATGGCTGTACTTTTGCATCAACAAGGAGTTGCTTACACTCATCACCCGCAAGAACACGAAAACAGTACCCTTTAGTGCTATCGACATGGAATCATATGACGAACCGCAAGCACGGCGTTGCCGACGTAGCTTCATGAGCGACCTCGGAGACGATGCTTTAACGCTCGTCCAAATCGTCACCAACGCTCCGCGTGAACTTGAGAACGTGTTGACAACACGCGCTAAAGTCTCGGCACGGTCAGAACTGCGTGCCTACATGACACAACGCCTGGGCTGGTCATATAACAAGCTGCACAAAGCATGGATGGAGGTCGCAGAATGCCTTCAATAGGGGCATGCATACGCAGGCGAATGCGAACGCCGCCTAAGAAGTACCAAATACAAGGCGTCCGTTTTCTGCATAGCAAAAGAGGCAGGGCACTTATTGGCGACGATATGGGTGTAGGAAAAACATATCAGGCTATCGCATGGCTCAAGATACGTCCCAAAATACGCCCGGTTGTCATTGTGTGTCCTGCCTCTGCAAAGCCAGTGTGGGAGTCTCAGTTCAAACAACATGCAGGGATCAAAGTATTTACAGCAGAAGGACGAACCCCATCACGTATCAAGCGGAATATCATCATACTTAATTATGATATTCTGCAATACTGGACTGACGTTCTGCTTGATGCATCGCCCAAAGCAATTATCCTTGATGAATGCCACAGAGCAAAGAACATGCAAGCGAAGAGGACAAAGGCTTGCATGATACTGGCCCGACAGTGCAAGTATGTGGTGTGCTTGTCGGGGACACCCATCAACAATAACCCAATTGAGTTCTTCCCCACCCTCAACATGATAGCCCCTGAGGAGTTTCCTAGCTTCTGGAAGTTCGCTTTTCGGTATACCCGTCCTACTCGTGGGTTCAGAGGCATAGGATGGGAGTTCAAAATGCCACGGAATCTGCATGAGCTGCATAACAGGGTTTCCGCATTCATGATCCGACGTATGAAGGAAGATGTTCTGCCCGAACTGCCTGCACGAGTCACAACAACAATCCCCGTAACCATCACAAATCGAAAAGAGTATATGCAAGTTAAAGAGAACTTCATTGCTTGGCTCAGGAAAACACGCGGCAAAGCAGCGGCAAAACGCGCTTTGTTTATGCAGGCTCATGTAAAGCTGTCCCACTTGATACGTGTAGTGGCAGAAGGCAAGATGGATCACATAACAGCTTGGATTGATGATTGGCTAGAGGACACACAACAGAAGTTGGTGGTGTTCGGTGTGCATAAGGCTGTTATGCAGACTCTATACGCCAAATATCGAAACATAAGCGCATCAATCACAGGCGAAACACCACGCAAACTGAGAAAACGGGAGGTAAGGCGATTCCAAAACAATGATAAATGTAGATTGTTCTTTGGGAACATAGCAGCAGCAGGTGAGTCTATCACACTCACGGCCGCCAGTTCTGTACTGTTCGCAGAATTGACCTGGTCACCGACTCAGATCCAACAAGCAGCGGACAGGGTCAGAAGGCTGGGGCAGCAGGCGTCAAGTGTGAATGTGTTCTACATGATAGGAAAGGACACTATAGAGGAAACCGTAGTTAAAACGCTGGAGAGGAAAATGAAGGTCGTCAACACAGTCCTCAATGGCGAGCACGAGGCAAACAAATCACTGGTCAACTCAGTATTAAAAGAACTGACACGAAAGGTATAAACATGGCTAAGAAGTTCACCAAGAAACGTGAAACAGACATCCACAAGACTCAATTGCTTATATGGGGCATCCCTAAGGAACTGAAGGCGAGGTTTAAGGGATGTTGCTCACTTAACAACACGAGCATGAAGATAGTCATTATCGAATTGATGAAGGACTATATAAATGCGAATTGACATAATCAGTCTGTGCGAACAAAACAACATACCCTTCCTCACAGGCGGACATCATCACTGCACAGAAGGATGGGTGCAATTGCATTGTCCCTTTTGCCCCGAGAGCAAAGGCTGGCATCTGGGCTTTCATATCGAAACAGGAGCATTTAACTGCTGGAAGTGCGGCAAGCACAAGACCCGCGAAGTCATTCAGGCTCTAACACGAGGCACAAGATTGTCCGCTGCCGCACTTCTGCGAAACTACACATCCAATGCCCCTGTTGCGCGTGCAATACAAACACGCCCACGACGAGTCACACCTCCACCGCACATGGGGCCTCTGAAATCGCAGCAAATCAAGTACCTTGAGCAACGAGGCTTTGATGCTGCGCAACTGGAGGAGGAATGGGGAATCAAGGGATGCTCACACTTGAGCGGAGAATGGGCGTGGCGTATCGTCATCCCCATTAGGGACATAACAGGGAGAGTGGTGGCGTATCAGGGCCGGACAATACGTGATGAAGTAAAACCCAAGTATCGCATGACCGCTAAGAACAAGATCCCCGTCAACCCAAGATCCCTGATATACGGCATCGACAAGATTAAGAAGGACAAAGTAATTATTGTTGAAGGCTGTACAGGATGTTGGAAACTAGGGGCGGGGAATGCTGTTGCTACGCTCGGGATTGATTGGTCTATGGAGCAGGCAAATCAACTGAGGAAGATACAGCACAGATACATCCTATTCGACCCTGAGAAGCAAGCACAAGAGCAGGCGGACAAGCTTGCAAACTTCTTATCTACATTCCCCGGCACCACGACAGTGTTAAGCGGATTCTGTACAGACCCCGGAGAGTTTTCAAGAAGGCTTGTCAAAAAAGTCCTGCACAAACTCGGGTTCGAGCGATAACTAATTGTTCGCAGTCTACCCAGCAATAGACAACACAAACGAAAGTACGAAAGCCTCCTGCTAAATCTACCAAGCTTTTTCTTTCCTTTGGGCTTCGGTGGCCGGGCGTTGCTGGGACGCGGCAGGAGGCTTTCTCTTATCTTTGAAAGAGGAAGCATGAAAACAGGACAGCGATATATTCCACGCCACATCTTTGCAGGCATCTGGATTCCCTCTGCTATTCTCAAGCTAAACATACCTCCCAACGCCAAATTGTTGTTTGCCGCACTCGTCAACCACTCAGATGGTGAAGGCATCGTCAACCCATGTCAAAAGACACTCGCAAACGAAATAGGGGCAAGCCGACAAACAGTAGGGATGATGCTGCAAATACTAGAAGAGGAGGCACTAATCAAACGACAGAAACCGGCGCAAAAACTTAGGTGGAAACATGCTGCGGATGTGTACGTATTCACGTGGCATGAGGCACTGAATTTTGCCCCGCCCTTGACTTTGCCTCCATGTCAAAAAGTCTTACATGGCGCCATGTCAAAAAGTCTTACATGGGGAGCAAGAAAAGAAAAGAAAGAAGCAAAGAAAAGAAAAGAATACTATATGCCAGCACCGGCAAAGCCGGGTGTGGCAGACCACCCTAGATGGCGAAAGCTGGCAACTCAACTGTGCAACGCCATCCAAAAAAGACACAAGGTCAACTACACCAGCAATATATCCATTTGGGCTAAGCAGATTCGCTTACTCCACACCAAAGACAAAGCCACCATCCCCGACATAACCAAAGCCATGTCCTGGTACTGCACTCACTACCCCAAAGCAGAGGGTGACGAGTTTTTCTTGGTGATCGAGTCTGGAGCAGCTTTCAGGAAAAAGTTTGTTCGTCTCCAGATGGCTATGAAACGCCACAAGCAAGACCAGCACACAGAGTCCGATCCTGACATAACAGCAATCGTGGAGAAAACGACACGATCCAAGACAAATCGCGTCCTTGAGCATATGGACAAGCGAGTAAAGGTGGAGAATCATTGGAAATGAGCAAAAACATCGCCTCAGACAGCCAGCAGCAGACAGAATGCATAGTTTATCGCCCAAGCCTATCGGAGGCTGTCTCAGGCGACGCTAGGCAGCGGAATCGCTATGTGAGGACTCGTCATGAAGCGTAAAAAAGTTGATTCTGGGCTGGAACGTCGATTCCTCATTGCCTTAATCACAAATAAGACGTTTTTGAGCAGTGCCTCAGACATGATAGATCCTTCCCTCTTGCAGGCAGAGCACATGCAGCAAATCGCGCGTTGGTGCCTGCGATACTTCCAGCGGCACAAAGAGGCTCCCGGACGCAACATCGAAACAGTGTTCCATGCATGGGCTGAGAAGGAGCGGAACGAGGACAAAGTAGAGGTCGTACATGACTTCCTCAGCAGCTTGTCAAACGAATACAAAGCACAAGATATAAACGTACCCCATTTGCTGGATGAGTTGGGCAACTACTTAACATCTCGCAAGGTCGCAAAGCTGAATGACGATGTGGCGGCGTACATGCTCAATGGACAGACGAGCGAAGCATTGGATGCTATCACTTCGTTTCGGTCTGTGGATACGGGGCTGGGGCAGGGTATTGACGTACTGAATGACAGAGCGGCTTGGACAAGGACTTTCGAGTCCCCGCCAGAGCCTATCATTGTGTTCCCGGGTGATGCTGGCAAGTTCTTGAATCCAGGCTTGACTCGTGATTCCCTGATAGCAATACAGGGGTCGGAGAAAAAAGGCAAGACTTTTACCTGTATTGAAATGGCTATCAGGGCTTTGCAATCGAGAAAGAAGGTCGCCTTCTTTCAAGTCGGTGACTTATCAGAGTCCCAAATCATGATGCGAATAGGGGCGAGACTGTCAGGGCGGCCGTTGTGGCCGGACGCTTGCGGCGATGTTCAGATCCCGAAGCGTATAAAACTTGTTAAGGACATAGATGACCAGGGTAAGAAGATAACAAGACCTGTTATTAAGTATGTCACACAAAGAATCGACAGGCCTATCAATAAGCAGGCGTGTCGTAGGGCGGCGCGGAAATGGCTCAGAGCACATGGGCTTCCACGTAACAGCCCATCCTTGATGCTTGGGGTGTATCCTAATTCGACAATTAACGTGGCACAGATAGACACGGTCTTGGACAGATGGCAATGGGAGCTAGAGTTTGTTCCCGATGTTATCATTATTGACTATGCAGACATTCTAGCACCTGAGGATCCTCGTAAGGATGCACGTAACCAAGTAAATGACACTTGGAAGGCTCTGAGGCGTTTGTCTCAGCAACGCCACGCCTTGGTAATAGCGCCTACGCAAGCAAACGCAGAGGCGTATGACGTTCACACTCAAAAGATGAAGAATTTTAGCGAGGACAAACGGAAGAATGCACATGTAACAGGTATCTTAGGACTGAATCAAACAGAGAAGGAGAAGGAACATCAAATAATGAGACTTAATTGGATTGCACTTAGGGAGCATCGTTTCGATCCGAGGCGTTGTCTCTATATAGTGCAATGTGTGGAACTAGGTAGGGCTTTTTGTTGCGGTGCTTTATGACAGAAGAAAAAACAACAGCAAGGGATTATGTAAAGAAGATGGCGAAGCGAGGTCGAACTGACAAAGAGATATTGGCAGTTGCTTTGTGTTCTCACTGGAAGCCTTTGTTAGAGGATATACGAAGTCTGCTGCATAAGCGAGGAGACTACTGGCGACAAAAAGGCAGAGAAGAAAGACGGCAACGAAACTTAGCAAAATGGAAAGGCAAACAATGTACAGAATAAGGAAGCGTTTCAGGTTCGAGGCGGCCCATCAACTAGAGAAAGCCTATTCAGCAGCATGTTCAGACTGTATACACGGACATTCTTACATAGTGGATGTATATATCGTCAGCCGTACCTTGAACACGGCAGGTATGGTTATGGACTTTGGATTGGTTTCAAAGATATGTTGTTTCATCAAGGAGGAATGGGATCATGCTTTATTCTTGCCCTCCAATATCGCAATCCAGCACCAGAATCTTCCTGAGAAAACGTTGGTGACAACAGAGAACCCGACAGCAGAAAACATGGCCAAATGGATATATCAGCGAATCTTTACAGACATACAAGAGGCAGGTGGCAATGAGCCCGAAGACCTCAAGTTGCAGAAGGTTCGCGTACACGAGACACACACAGGGTGGGCAGAGTTTGGGGAGGTTATGTGATGGATGTTTATTCACCTGAGGAGAAAAGCAGAAACCCCATGTTTTCCAAGACATACCCCATTAACGAGGTGTTCTATAGCATTCAAGGAGAAGGTCTGCATGTCGGGGAGCCGGCGGTATTTATCAGGCTTGCTGGATGTAACTTAGACTGTCCATTCTGTGACACTCAGCACACGGCAGCCGTACAAAAGACAGTTGGGGAATTGTTTAACGATGCAAGGAACGCATGCGCAGAGCACGGTGTGGATCTGCTGGACTCAAGGATCATAGTTACAGGCGGCGAGCCTCTTCTACATGCTGATAGCTTTTTCTTTGAGGCTGTCAATTGCTGGACACACAAGCAGGTGTGCATAGAGACAAACGGCACTATTGCTCCTGACAGGAGAAACCAGCTCCTGTCTAAAAAACTGGACGTTACCATATCCCCAAAGACACCTCCCAGCAGGCAAGTATGTGAATGGCTTGCACTGCGAGCCAGACCCATGACTTTGAAATTGTTGTACATTCACAAGGAGCGGACGGCTTTTGAGCAGATGGTCAAGGATTGGCTGGGATTCGGATTCTCTAATTGGTATGTACAACCTTGCATGGGTCAAGATGAGGAGGACAACACTCACGGAGCGATTGCATGGGTCAAGAAACACCCAGGCTGGAAGCTTTCTGTGCAGGTACACAAAATACTTGGAATAAGGTGATAATATCGGCCACCAGTAAGCGATAACTTAATGAGACAGGGCAGCCATCAAACCAAACTACTTTTAAGAAAGGGCAATGAAATGGCGAATGAAAGACAAATTCTAGTGGACGTTCTGACAGCAATGGGTGTGGAAGTCACGGACAAGGTGTCCCTTGAACGTCTCCAGACAAAGCTGGCGAAGCGAATCGAAAAGAGGGGCGTTCCTTCAGACCTGACAGCAGAGCAACAAAGTGTCCTGACGGCAATGGGTCTCGTTGCTGCCCCTGAAAAGGCAGGTAAGAAGGGCAAAAGCAAGAAGGGCAAGAACAAGAAACGCATCGTTTCGGTGGAGGAGTATGAAAAGGAACTGAAGGCGGAGGAGGAAGGCGAAGGCGAGCAGACAGAGAAGAAAACTGATAAGCAGACCAAGCCCAAACACAAGACCGGCGCAGCCGCCGTGTTCCGTGACCTGTTTGCAAAAGGCAAGCGATGGAACAAAGCAGAGACCATAGCAGCAATGCAGAAGGCAGGCATAGCAGACGCCACTATCACTTCATACGTGGCGTGGGTCAAGCAACTGTGGAAGCCGTCGAATCCGTTCGGCTTCTACTTGAAGGAAATCACGGACAAGGAAGGCAATGTCTGTTTCGTCAAGACCGAGCACGACCCCAACGCCCCAAAGGGACGGCGTGGGCAGCAGACGGCTAAGAAGGCCGACAAGAAGGCAAAGAAGCAAGAAGCCTCTGCCCCTGAGAAGGCTGGCAAGAAGGGCAAAGGCAAGAAGAAGAATAAGGCAGCCTAGTTGCTGTTGTGCGGTGGGATCGGTTCGCGCCGATCCTCACCGTTTTTCATATCGATACTTTTAAGATTAAAGGAAAGTCTAATGGAGAAGATCGAACTATCTTGGAAAGACGTCCGCCACTACGCACAACTAGCGGCAAGTGAAATAGCGGATGCAGGGTCGAATCTTAACAGGGACATTGTACTTTACGGCATCCCAAGAGGCGGCATATATGCAGCGTTACTAATATCTGAGGCTTTGACTCGGATAGGTGTCAAGAACACGCTCACCGATATTCCCAATGCCTCCGACGTTATTGTGGACGACATACGGGACACAGGCAACACTATAGAGCGAGTCCTAAATAACATCACAGACTTTGAAGGCGGGTCTCGTATGGTAAGCGTTCTGTACAGAGGCAGCCCGAGCAAGACAAAAGCATGGATCGTGTTTCCCTGGGAACAAATGACGAGTGAAAGCGGACCTCAAGAGAACGTCACCCGCATGATCCAATATATAGGGGAGGATGTGTCCCGCGAAGGGCTGCGTGACACGCCCAGCAGGGTTGTTAGAAGCTGGAACACATTGTTCGGCGGGTACAAGCAGCAACCTCAAGACATCCTTAGATGTTTCGAGGACGGGGCATGTGATGAAATGGTGCTACTGAAGGATATAGAATTTTACAGCCATTGCGAACATCACATAATGCCCTTCCACGGCAGGGTACATATCGGGTATCTTCCCAACAAGCGAGTGGTGGGAGTCAGTAAGCTGGCCCGTCTTGTTGAAATGTACAGCAGACGGTTGCAGATACAGGAGAGGCTGGGGCAGCAGATTGCAGATGCAATCATGGAGCATGTTGGGGCACGGGGAGCGGCGTGTATGATCGAGGCTCAGCACTTTTGCATGACTTCTCGCGGCGTGCAGAAGCAAAACAGCATTATGGTTACTTCTGCGTTGCGAGGCTGTATGAGGGAGGAAGCGGCGCGTGATGAATTTCTCAGACTTGTAAAAGGATAATCAAACAAATGAGCATGGCACAACGAAAGACAAAGATCATTGTAACCCACACATTTGAAGGTATACATAAGTGGGATGAGGCTCCGGATGATGTCGCCTTCCTTCGCAGCTGGCATCGGCACTTGTTCACTGTCAGACTGCACATACCGATCCACGGTGACAGAGAAAAAGAGTTCCTCATGATGCAAGAGCGTTTACGGAGGATTATCAATGGCAGATTACCTCTTTGGGAAATGCCGACCGACCGCATAGACACAAATAACAGAGGTCCTGTGTTGATGCGCAAGGTCGCCAGTTGCGAGTCCATCGCAAGCATGATTCTTAATGCGTTTCCTGATGCTTCATGCTGTGAGGTGTGGGAAGACATGGAAAATGGCGCAGTTGTCGAACAGGAGGCAATATGAGTAATGTAATTATCGACCCAACGTGTCCCGAGTTTAACAGAGGCAGCTTTTGTTATCAGCCGTATTACATATATGCTGGTTTAAAGGAGACAATAGGACACATGGAGGATGTGGTGCTTGTCGAGGACTTCAATGCTGCAAACATCGACAGCCTACCTTACATTAACGATGCAAGACACCGGCCAAAATACTGGATAGCATTCTGGAGCCATTCACAATTGGAGCAAGTGAGGACTCTGCTGCGTTTCCTCCCTGACCGCTCCGCTACAGTATTCGGATATGAGCATTTGATTAAGCATCACCAAATGCCATTCCATCGCGTAGACCCGGAAATTCTACGGCAGGGCATGGCAGCATCTCCCAAATACTTTAACGAATTTAAGCATGTCCTTCTAAGTGATTGTGACATGCACTTAGCAGAGTATCAAGGACAGGTGTATCCGCTCTGCACTTCATACGGCTGCCCTAATGCATGTTCCTTCTGTCCATCATCCGCCAATCAGCCGAAACGCATCACACTTCCCTTAAATGAAGTCCTCAACATGCTTGAGTACATGGAATCACAAGGCAGGACAAACATTCACTTTACCGATGAGGACTTCTTTTTCGACACAAACAGAACCGCAAAGATTGCAAAGTGGCTGAGCGCGAGGAAATGCAAATGGCAAATCATCGCCTTAAGTTCTGCCTACAATCTGCTGCGTTTCCTCACCACATACGGGGCAGGGCTGTTGCATACAGCAGGATTTAAGTTGATTGAGGTGGGCTTGGAGACTGCGGATGCAGAACAATCAAAGGCGTTAGGGAAGGACTTTCTTCTGTGTGAGCAGCTGGCGGAACAATGTACAGTCCCTATACTCTGGTTGACTATGACGTTTGCACCAGGCGAAACCATAGAAACACTTGGGGCGACGGGACGCTTTCTCACAAAACATGGTATGCAGCCTAATCACCTGTATCCCCGCATAGTCACTAACGGCACTGTAGGCGGGCTGGGGCAGTTCTTTACGCTCTACGAAGGCACACCGGGGTTCTACGAGGCACAGAATACAGGCATAATACTGTCATCCCGTCCTCTGCGATTGATCCCTAGTTATGTGCCTATATCTTTCTTGGACAGCCGCATCCATAGCCAACGGGAGGTGACTGCGGCAGAGCAATACTGGTATAGGTTGTATCGTGTCAACCCTCCAATGTCCTCATATGTAGGACAGAGAATCTCCGAAGCGATCCTCAATTGGGACATCTCAGAGGAAGGTATTCTTTCATTGGCAATCAGCAGCAGATTAGGAGTCATTCAATGACAATTTGGCATGTTCCTATAGAACCGTTAGAGGCTCGATACAGTCAACAGTGGATTGACTGGTTCAAGCAACATATGTCCATCCCTGGTGTTTGGGTTCAGCCCAATCGCAGGCTCAGGGACGACATTCAAACAGGGCAATTCTTGGACGCTCATGATACATGCTCGTGGAAGGCGCAACAAATTGAAATGCTGGTTGTCAACTTAAACAACGGCAACATACAGGACAATGATGTTCTGTTTTTCCATGACTTATGGTTCCCAGGCATCGAGGCTCTTGCATATATACGGGATGCAAGCGGAGTCAATTTCAAGATAGCTGGTTGCCTTCACGCCGGTCTGTGGGACTTTTTTGATTTTCTGAATCAGAAAGGTATGGGACAATGGGGTCTGTCGTTTGAGCGGTCTATGTTGTCTCTAACAGATATGATCTTTGTGGCAACAGAGTTCCATCGGCGATTGATAGTGAACTGTCACAATTGGCAGGTCACGAGGCTTGATTCAAAGATACATACGACAGGCTTCCCCATATATGCAGACCATATGCCTACTCCAGAGCCACTCGAAAACAGACAACATAACCTAGTAGTATTTCCTCATCGTCTTGCAAAGGAAAAAGGTTATGAGGAATTCAAGATTCTTGCAAGAGAACCTGCCTTAAAGGAATGCGAGTTTGTTTGTACGGCAGAGGTATGCAAGACAAAGGCAGAATACTATAACATACTGGCTAAGGCGGGCGTTGCAGTCAGTATCGCAAGACAGGAGACCTGGGGCATTGCTATGCAAGAGGCTTTGTTCTCAGGATGCTTCCCCATCATGCCCAACAGACTCGCATACCCTGAGTTGTATCCAGCCGACATGCTATATAACAGTCAGGCAGAATGCATAGAAAAGATCCTGTGGGCTGTTAGAGACCCTTCGCAAGCTTTATCGCGTGCCGATGTTGTAAGCAGGACGTTACAGCATAAAGGTAGTACAGCAATCAAGCGAATTTCAGAGCACCTCGAAAGGCTGATATCATGAGATTATTCATAGACTGCGGAGCGCCTAGCATATACAACAAGCTGTCCAAGCGTCCAGGGTCAGGGCATCAAGGTGCCCACATGAAGTATCGTAGGTACGATGATTTTGCCTACACCGACACCGCAGAATACAAGCAGTATCGCAGACGGTACGCCAAATTCTTGCGAACTAACAAGCAGGGCATCACAGAGTACCCTAACCTCGATGTTATCAATAACCCTGAACTAACCTACAAGAACCAGAAATGGCTTGAGGCTCGTGGACTCACTCCGCTCCCTGTGTGGCATATCGGCGGGGACATATCTTGGTTGCTTCGCTACCTTGATGAAGGATATAAACATATATGCTTAGGAGGTATGACGCCTAACCCTACGAGTACACTAATACCTATACTTGACAATCTGTGGTTAAAGTATCTTCTCACGGATGATATGAAACCCAGGATCAAAGTGCATGGATTTGCTGTTACGTCCTTCAAACTCATGGCCCGATATCCATGGTACTCTGTGGACTCTACTTCATGGATGCAAGTAGGTATCAATGGCAATATGTTAATCCCATACAACAAAGGAGGTGTCTGGCGATACGACATACCTCCACTAAAGATCGGCGTATCCCACGCCATCCTAAAATAGGCATCCCGGGCGAGCACTTGAACACGTTGCCTCCCCGACAACACGCCATGGTTATGTCGTATTTGGAGTGTATGGGGTGTGTGTTCGGTGAGTCTACATATGAGGACGGCAAGGAGATACAAGTGGTACGAGGTATTACTAATGATTGGGAGCATCGGTGCTTCTGGAATGCTTTGTTCTACGCTAAATATACTGACAGCCTACCTTGGCCTCGTAAGGCGATGATTAAAAGCGAATCATTGTTATGAGGACATCATGACCATAATTTACTTGAGCGGAGAAAATCTGGAAATTGAGGACTTCATGGCAAAACACCCTGAGGACTTCAAATCAGCAGGAGTATTGTTAAGTCATTTCTCACTGCGCAGAGGCAGCGGACGGTGTCATAGACGATTGGTTAAAATTCTGAAGGAGAACACAGATGGAAGTCACAAAGAATAACTTGCTGGAACAACTAAACTGGGCTAAGTTGGGTGTGTCTGCGAAGCCTATATTAGAACAATCGGACTGTTTCGTGTTTAGTGAAGGATACCTGTATACGTTCAATGACGATATCCTCACCAAGCAAAAAACAGATTGCGGTCTATCGTGCGCAGTGAACGCCGACACTTTCGTCTCCATGCTGTCTCGTTTCCCAGACGATACAGTGGACATTCAGCAAGACAAGCAGGAAATCGTGATAAAGGGGAAACGCAAGAAAGCGGGCATTGCTTGTGAGGCTAAGATTCGGCTACCTTTCGCAGAAGTGCCGACACCCAAGGGTTGGATTGATATGACGGATGATACGTGGGCAATGCTGTTTCAGGCAGCGCAGACATGCGGCAAAGACGAGTCACAACCTTGCCTCGCGTGCGCGTGCGTAACACCAGACACCATCACTGGGGCAGAGCAAAACAGGATATACAGGGCGACAGTGGAAACAGGGGCTAAAGGCGTCACTATGATCCCTGCGCGAAATATTCTGTGTCTGGACTCTAAGAGGAAGCCTGTACACTACGCGGTGACTAACGGATGGTTGCACTTGCGATACAAGTCCTCTATCCGTTTGAGCGTTCGTTGTCACCAAGGCGAACCTCTTGACGAGAAAACGGTCAAGTCTGTACTGTCCATGAGCAAGCCTACGACCGTCAAGCTGCCATCCAACCTTGCTGAAATAGTAGGACGTGCGGAAGCTATGACGGAGACAGGGCCGGATGCTCGTGTCAAATTACAGATTGTGGAGGGCATGCTGCATATCACTTCTCGGAAGGACGCAGGCTGGTACAAGGAAAGCAGAAAATGCAAGTACAGAGGACCGGATCTGGTCTTTCATGTGCATCCTAAGTTTTTGCTGCATGTCCTATCACAGACAACGAAAGTCCTTGTGGAAGATCGACGGATGAAGGTTGTTCTCGACAATGTTGAGTTTGTGACAGCCCTTGAATTGGCGGAGAATCAAAGCAATGACTGACGAAACACAACGAAACGACATGTACCAACGTGTTATCCTGACACTGCGGGACGGCCGTCAGGGCGTCTTTATGGGACCTGTGTTATTGTATGAGGAAGGTGCTTTCATTGATGACGTTAAACTGACGAAGCCCCAGCCTCTTCCACCAGGATGCAAGTTTGACTTGATAGAAGGAGACTAATTATGTTCTTTCCTTCTGTTGATACACAACCACAACTAGACACGTTGCCAAAGTGTGGACAATGCGGCAGAGCCAAAATGTGCTTCTCGCCGCG